CAATTAAGAGAACGGAGACATTAAGGAGTAGCTACCTTGATGTGAGTACGATTCACCAGACGTACTCTTCCGTTCTTATGCCAGTGATGATGGCACATTTACCACTATTTTAGATACAACCAACACAAAATGGAGAGCCCCTGCCACTAAGTGGGGCAATTAAAAAAAATAATTTTAGCTATCGACTAAATGTCGGTAGCTATTTTTTTTAAGGATAGGCTGTTTTTAAAAAACGCTGAAAAGTATTTGACTTGTACTTCCACTATATTATTAAAAGTCAGAAAGGTATTTATATGATTAAATCGGAACTAATTAAAATGAACGGAATGGATATTTTAGAGCAGGAATTTGATGGTGATACTATTATGACCGTCAAATTAAAGCAGGATGGCAAAATTTACGTTGGAGTTAGATGGATCACTGAAGCTCTTGGGTTATCCAAAGGTCAGCATCAAAGACAAGTAACGAATATACAGTCAGATATTGTGCTTTCACAAGGTGCTGCAAATTTGCAACTCCCTACAAAAGGTGGAAATCAAAAGTCTTTATGCATTGAACTCGACTATCTACCTCTTTGGCTGGCGAAAATATCAATAACCCCCGCTATGAAGAACGAGCATCCTGAAGTTGCAGAGAAACTGATCGAGTATCAGCTGAAAGCAAAAGACGTCCTCGCTCAGGCTTTTTTGGGGAAATCGAAAGATTGGGATCTTCACAGAGAAGTTGGAAAGATGGATCGTAAGCGGTTGACTAATAGTATTAGTAAAAACATTGAAGATATTCAGAAATATACCTATGCTGAGTATACAAATATGATATATGATGTTTTATTTGGAAAATCTGCTGCGGAACTAAGAAAGGAACGAGAATTACAAAAGAAAAGTCAGTTGACTCGGGATTATTTAACGGAAGAAGAATTAAAGTTAATTGATGAGGCGGAGACTATAGTTACCGCATTAGTTTCTTTAGGATTTAAAAAGGAATATATACATAATCAGTTGATTAGAAAATATAGAAAAGGGATTGAAGGATGAAAGTGCTCTGGTTGAATATCAGAGCACTTAATTTTATGAGTAAAAGGAGATGAAACTATGGCAAGACTTAGACCAGCTCTTACAGAGGAAGAGGTTAAAAAGGCTGGTGTAGCAAATATAAGGCAATCATATAATTTACTTGCCAAGGATTATAATAGAATTTTGGATGGTAAGCTTTGCTATTGTCATAAATGCAATGAGTTTTTAGCAACTGATTCGTTTTATTCTGATAAAAGATATGCGAGCGGATTGTTTCCGATTTGCAAAAAGTGTCTCATTAATGACGCTTGTGATTATGACAAAGAAACAAAAAGTTATGTTGATAATAGGGAGAAAACAAAAAAAGTTTTCCAGATGATGGATCTCCCGTTTATTGATGATCTATATAAATCTGTTATGCAAAGTGCGGTTGAACAAGTTGGGGAGAAAAATAGACAAACAGCTTATAGTTACTTAATCACATGTGTTAAGTCACTACCCCAGTACCGTGGATTAACATGGAGCGACTCGATTTTTGATGAATCATTGGAAGAAGAAGATGAACAGATCAATGAGAATTCGCGTTTATTAAAACAGGCGAAGAAGAGATTCGGCAAAGATTACTCTCCTAATGATTTAATTTGGCTAGAGAATGAGTATCAAGATTGGATTAAACGGTATCCATGCGAAAATAAAGCGCAGGAGGTTCTATATAAGAATATTTGTCACACAGAATTAAATATTGAGAAAAAACAGAAGTCTGGTAAAGATACGAAGGATGACCTAAAGACCCTTCAGGATCTGATGACATCTTTGCAAATTAAGCCGTCACAGACGAACTCTAATGCTTTGACCGAGGCAAAAACCTTTGGGCAGCTAATAGAAAAATGGGAAGATGAGTGGGATGGTGGTAAACCAATCCCGGAACCGGATGAAGATTTTCGTGACCCTGATCATATGGTTACTCTTGTGGATACGTTTTTCAAGGGACATCTTGCGAAGATGATGGGATTAAAGAATGGATTTTCGCGCCTATATGATAAATATATGAAGAAGTATACTGTATCGCAACCACAATATGACGAAGATACTGATTCCGAAGCTATCTTTGAGCAGATATTTGGCAAGGAAGATGAGATTTAATGGCTGAAAGAAGGAAATCTATTTAGGAATTAGCTGCGGAAAAAGCTAGGAAGACCATGGATGTGGTTGCGTGGAAAGCCGGTTATTACAGATAGAATCCGCATAGATTTGTCAGCGAAGTTTTATTAACAGAGAATAATTTTAAACTGAAATGGTTTTAGAAAATTTTACTTTGGGCAATGATACATTATAACTTTATAATGTACCTCGCCGCGAGGGGCTAGGGAAAGACCTTTCTAACTGCTATTTTTTGCTGCGTAAGATGTATTCTTTGGCCTAAAACATAGATTGTTGTAACCGCAGGAACTCTTAAACAGGCAAACGAAGTATTGCTTAAAATATAGGATATATTAATGCCTTAGTCTGCTATTTTAAGATCAGAGATAAAATCTTGTAATATAGGATAGAATGATGCTTCTATATATTTCTGGAATGATTCCTATATTAAAACTAGGACCAGTACATAGAATGCAAGAAGTGCCAGAGCGAACATAATAATCGTGGATGAATTTCGCATGGTAGATAAAGAGATAGTAGACACGGTATTAAAAAAATTCCTTAGTGACCCAAGACACCCAGGATATCTTAATCGTCCTGAATATGCACATTTACAAGAAAGAAATAAAGAAATATATATGTCTAGCTGTTGGCTAAAATCACATTGGAGTTGGGATAAAGCCAGAGCTTATACCGCTAATTTCCTAGATGATAGTAAGCGTTATATGATTTGTGGCCTTCCCTATCAAGTATCGGTACGGGAAGGATTACTGATGCGTTCTCAGTTAGAGGATGAATTTAGTGAGCAGGACTTTAATTTCTTAACATTTCAAACAGAAATGGAATGTTTGTGGTATGGTGATGACGGAGACAATTTATTCCGTTATGATGATATTAATAAACGTAGAAAAATCAAGAATGCTTTTTATCCATTAAAATTTTATAATGATAAGATTAAGGTTCCTGATTTGGCATAGGCTGAAAAACGTGTCCTCTCTGTTGACGTTGCCCTTATGGGCTCAACGAAGAAAAAGAAGAATGACGCTGCCGCATTATATATCAATAGCGCAATTTAGATGGATGACGTAACATATTAGTCTAATGTTGTATATGGCGAGACGTTTGAAGGACTTACAACGGATGAACTTGGAATAATTGTAATGAGATATTTTTATAAGTATAAATGTACTGATTTAGTACTAGATACGAATGGTGTAGGTCTTGGTGTATATGATTTTATTTGTAAAGATCAGTATGACGCAGAAACTGGTGATACATATAAAGCTTTGTCATGTTGTAATGATGATGAAATGGCACTCCGTTGTAAAGTGAAGGATTCAAATAAGGTGGTTTGGTCTGTTAAAGCTACTGCAAATTTTAATAATGAGATATGTGTTTTATTAAGAAATGGAATACAAAATGGGAAAATAAGCTTCTTAATTTCTGAGCAAGAATGCGAGGAAGAGATAAAAAAGGGTTATCCACAGAGAGCTTATTCCAATCTATCTCCTTCTGACAAGGCGTATATAAAGATGCCATATCTTCAGACAACTATGGCTGAATATGAATTAATTAAACTAGATCATGAAGTTAAGAACGGTAACATTAAAGTAAAGGAACAATCAGGAATGAGAAAAGACCGTTACTCTTCTATTGCTTATAATTATTGGTGTGCGTGTCAGCTAGAGTTGAAACTTCGCCCAAAACAATCTTCTAATGATTTAATGAAGTACATCTCCATCACTCCACCCCGCCGTTCTTCAACATACAATTGTTAATAAGAAAGGAGGCGCTGAATGCCCCGAAAAAATAATAAAGCGCAGGAGGCGCTTACTGACAGCCGTGAAGGCGTAATGTCGCAACAGCTTGTCCCGAAGAAAAAGAAGGACGAGCCGGAAGTTGTGACTAGACCGACGGCACTAGATTTTAAGAAAACCGAAAAATTAAAAGAACTGATTTTGCAGGATGTAAAACGTAATAATGGTCAGACGTATATTCAATATACAAAGTCATTGGTGAAACAGTACCTTGCTAATCCAGCAAATTTTAGAATGCAGCTGGTCGGCGTGTCAAAATTTTTATGGAGGGTATCGACTCTTTACAAGAAAATTATATTATATTACGCCACTTTGCCGTTATATAACTATAACATTACTCAAAAAATGAAATTCGTTGAAGAACCTGATATAAAAAAAGTAACGAAAGATTATGAAGCCGTTTTAAGGCATATCCAGAAGTTCAATATAAAATCAGAATTTTCAACTGCCATTGCTCTGGCCATTAGGGACGGAGCATTTTTTAGTTACGTCTATGACTTTGGTGAGGAAGGTATGTTTTTGCATATGTTGCCATTGGAGTATTGCAGGATTGAAGGAAAATCACCAGCAGGAACGTGGGTCATAGCATTTGATCTGACTTATTTTTCTATTGGTCAGAATAAAATTTTTGTTGAGGGAATTGATGGTGACACTTCTGGCTGTTGGGACGAACCATGGCAGCAAGCATGGAAGGATTACCAGAATGCATCTGACAAACAGTCTGCTCGATGGTTTATTGTTCCGCCCGAAAAAACCGTGACTTTGATTTGTGGTATGCAGGACGATGAGTTCCAAACCCCCTTGCCTTTTATGACGGGAATATTCACAAATCTCCTTGAGATCCTTGACTACCAAGACCTTATTGCAGACCGGCAAGAATTAAATAACTGGGCGCTCTTGCTTCTAAAAGTGCCTCTCCTTAACGATGGGAACTCAGTAGTAGACGATTTTGCTGTATCACTTGAAATCGCTAATGCCTATAAGGAAGCGATTGAGCAGATAGCCCCGCCGTTGGTCGGGGTGGGCGTTTTACCGGGTATGGATGACTCAGAAATTACCTGGGATAAGGACACTACGGCAGATTCTGCGGATATTGTTAGTCAGTCAATTAAAAATTTATATAAGACGGTTGGAGTATCTGAAGTTGTTGTTTCGTCCGGCGATGCAAATTCTGCGGCCGGAATTAAGAATTCGATAGCAAATGATGCCGCCTTTTCATTTTTATTAGTAGAAAGATTGGAAACAAACTTCCAGTATTACATAGACAATAATATAAGTGATAATTACATTTTTAGTGTTTTAAGACAAACACAGTACAATGAAGAGAATTTTATAGAAGCTACTCGTCAAGCCGCAACGCTCGGATCGAGCGCGATGGTATTTTTGGAGGCGCAAGGATATACGCCATATGAGGCTTATTGTCAAATATTATTTGAGAATGCAATAGGTATTAAGGATATTATGATCCCACTCCTATCAAGTTATAATACTGCATGGGGAGATACCACTGCTACACGCAAATCCACGGGTAATGATGAGAGTTCTCCGGGTAGAAATCGTGTAAGCGACGACGAAATCTCAGACAGTGCCGAGAGAACTAGAAATATAGTAGATGAAACATAATAAGTTTTTATAAGAGCAGGACTAATCTCCTGCTCTTTTATTTTAATAAAATATTTTAGTACGCTAATGCGTTGTCACTTTAGCGGAGTGGTGTAAGCAGCACAGGTAGTCTCTAAAACTACAGGGTTTTGAGCCCGTCGGTTTGGGTGCAAGTCCCAACTCCGCCGTCAAACACAACAAGTATATTAGTTTGGCCGCTATTATACCAAGAACTCGAAGATCCACTCTTCGACTAACATTTATGAGACAAAGGAGAACAAAAACAATGAAAGATTACTACAAACACACAAATGCGTGTCTTCGCCGCTACAACGAGATCTCCGACAAGATCTTCAACGGCAAGGAAGCAACGCATGACGAGGAAGATGAATTTCTGCTAAATTTCCCGCTGTACTTGGCGTAGGCACTTGTAAGCGACGCTGGCTTCAGCGAAACTGCCCGTGAGCAGCTAACTAAAATGGCGGGGATTATTAATGAGGCGGTGATGTGATCACATGAAAGGAAAATTTGTAAAAACTTCGGATGAGCATACTGCAAAACTTCTGCGCGAAGCCGGACTCCATGAACTCACCAAAGAGGGAAATCGTTGGGTATTTGTTGCGGAACCGGAGAAGATGGAATTTGCATCCGATGGAAAAATAAATTATAGTGACAAACTATGTTTTTAATATGTAACCAAGGGTACTCCAAAAAAAAAGAAAGGAGGCGGACACATAAATGCCTAAATACTCTTAGGTTATTTGGGATTCAGAGAGATAGCAATGGGTTAAAATCGGCAGTTCTGAAATAGTTGAAGTCCATTATGGGACAAAAGCCGAATGGGCAAAAAAAACTTCATTGGTTTCTAAACAAAGGGAAATATATGTATATACGGATTATCAAACACAAATAGATGACTTTGGAGATGTCGTATATGTCCCTGGGATAAAAATTGGTGACGGGAATGCTTATGTGGTAGATCTTCCTTTTATCAATGGTGACTATGGAGCCCTTGAGAGGAACCTATATAATCATGTTACTGATTCCTCAATCCATGTTACGCAGAGCGAAAAGGATTTTTGGAATAGTAAGTATAGGGCAACAGTTGACGGAGAAACTCTGAATTTTATTGTTAGCTAAGTAAACTGATAATAATTGTTGAAAACAAGAAAGGAATGAAAATATAATGGCAGATTTAAGCAAAATTACACTTCCATCTGGAACGACATATGATTTGAAAGATGCATAGGCCCGTGGGGATATTGAGAGTATTCAAAATTCATTGACTAGTTCCATGAGGTTTCTTGGGACTACTACTACCGCTCTTAGCGAGGGCAGTTCGGCTAGTACTATTACTATCGACAGCAAAAGCGTTACAGTTGGAGCCGGTGATGTTGTTCTAAATGGAGAATTTGAATTTATTTATGGCGGAGCTGATAACAAGTGGCACAAGTTTGGCCCGAATGGATCCTTTAAAGCACTTGCATTTAAAGATACCGCTTCCGGCAGTTTTACACCCGCAGGTAGTGTTTCTCAGCCCACCTTCTCCGGGACTGCCGCAACTATTTCTGTTGATGTAACAGCAGAAGGTTCCGTAGCTATTAGCACGGGAAGCGGTACGGCAAATTATACTCCGGCGGGAACCGTTAGCAAACCTAATTTCACTGGTACTGAAGGCAACGTGTCTGTAACTGGTACCCCCACAGGTAATGTAACTATTAGCAAAGGTACTGGTACTGCGAATTATACTCCCGAAGGTTCTGTATCTAAACCTAATTTTACCGGAACTGAGGGTAATGTTTCTGTAACTGGTACAGCCGCAGGTTCTGTCACTATTAGCACGGGAACTGGAACGGCAAATTATACTCCGGCGGGATCTATTAGCGTTACACCGAATGTTCAGCTTAATACTACTACTGTTAATTCGATTACGGAGGTTGGGACACTTCCGACATGTACTCTCCCGTAGATGACGGCAACCGTATCTGGGGAGACGCTTACACTTGGCTGGACTGCGGGTTCGTTCTCGCAGGGAACTCTTCCGACAAAGGGGAGCAATGTTACTGTGGCTACTGGAATTAAGAGCCAGACAGCATCAGGCTCATTCACCGGAACTGGGGCTGAACTCAAGGCTACATTCAACGGCGGATCTGTAACCTCCACTGGTAAATTTACACCGGCAGGTAGTGTTTCACAGCCGACATTTACTGGTACTGGAGCAGAACTTAAGGCTTCGTTTACTGGAACCTCTACTACCTCTACCGGTAAATTCACACCGGCAGGTAATGTTTCTCAGCCGACATTCAGTGGAACAGGTGTTGACCTTGAAGCGACGTTTACCGGAGATGAAGTTACCGCTTCTACGAGTTATACACCTGCAGGAACCGTTTCCAAGCCGACATTTACTGGTACACAAGGGACTGTTACCGTATCCTGATTTTAATAATAATCTTCTATACACTGGTTATATCTGGAGCTTTATACTTTGCCTCCGGTATATTCCAGTGTATGAGGAGAGAAAAAAGGGGGGATATAGGTGAGCGATATTTCAAAAATCATCATCCCAGGTGGTGATGATTATAATATAAAGGATGGTCTTTCTATCTCTAATATTACACGTAGCGGAGATACATTCACCGCCACGAGAAGAAATGGGACATCCTTTACTTTTACTCAAGGACATCAGGATATATCCGGGAAGCTTAATACGAGTCTAAAAGGCGCAAAAAATGGTCTTGCGGAACTCGATGCAAACGGCAAAGTGCCGACGTCACAGCTTCCGAGTTATGTGGACGATGTTATTGAGGCAAATGGGACAACGAATTTTCCGTCCACCGGCGAAACTGGGAAGATTTATGTAGATATTTCTACTAATAAAACGTATCGGTGGAGCGGGACTACTTATACAGAGATAAGTGCATCTCTTGCGCTTGGAACAACGTCAAGCACCGCTTTTCGCGGAGACTATGGTAATTCGGCCTATGCTCATGCTGTTACTAATAAAGGGGCAGCTTTCGCATCTGGGTTATATAAAATTACGACTAATGCCGAGGGACACGTTACTGCGGCTACCGCAGTCGCAAAATCTGATATTACCGGACTAGGGATTCCAGCGAGTGACACAAATACTCATAGACCAATCCAAGTTAACGGAACTGAAGTCCTGGGCAATAATACGACAGCACTTAATCTTAAAGCTGGATCTAATGTTACTGTTACGAATAGTTCTGGTACTGTCACTATAGCTGCGACAGATACTAATACCTGGCGTCCAGTAAGTGATTCTGTTTCAAGTACGTCTTCATCTGACGCAGCTTCTTCCAAAGCCGTTAAAACTGCTTATGATCTTGCAGCGAGTAAGACTTCAAATACTGGTACAGTTACAAAAGTTACTGCTG